TCCGGGTCGCCAACGAATGCGGCGCCGACGGCTTCCTGCCCGCCCGTTACAAGTCCCGCGATGAGTTCTTCACCCAGCGCGACACCCACACCTGGATGTACTACACGCTGGTCGGCCCGACGATGTACTTCGGCGGCACGCCCGAACCCATCGACGGCACCGAATACAAGCTCGCCTACTATGGCGAGGTCCCGGTCTTTTCCGACACCCAGACGAGCTGGATCTACACCAAATACCCCGACCTCTACCTCAACGCGGCGCTGATGCATTCGAAATTGCACGCCGTCGGCGAGGAGCAGAGCGCGGCGAACTCCAAGCAGCTCGCCGAGGACATGATCCAGAAGCTCAACGCCGCCCACCTCGGCGCGAAGGCGAGCGGCTCGCGCGTCACCCGGCCACGCCATCGGAGCTTCGGATAATGAACGCGCCGTGGACCCCTGACCCCTGCGTGGGCGACGCGAGCTGGACGGGCCTCACCGTCTGCCGCAGGCCCTATGGCGTCGGGGCCTATGGAGCGGGACCGTACGGCCGGTGCGCCATCGTCGGCGGCGGCGTTTGGGGCCAGTCGATGCCGTGCGCGCCGTTCAGCCAGCAGGCGCCGCTCCCGCCCGCGCCATGGAGGCGGCGCCGTGGCTGACAGCCTGACCGCCAATTATGGATGGACGAAGCCCGACATCGGCGCCAGCGACGACACCTGGGGCGATAAGTGGAACGTCAACCTCGACGGGATCGACGCCCAGCTCAGGACCGTCCAGGACGGCGTAGTCGGCCCTCCAGGTCCGCAAGGCCCGATAGGCCCGCCGGGGCCGCAAGGGCCGCAAGGGCCGGGCGCGGCCTTCCCAGACGCGCCCAACACCAGCCAGCGGTTTGGCCGGTTCAATTCGACGTGGCAACTGGATGCGATCCAGACCGATGCGGCGGCGGACAGCAACGCCTATGGCCGGGTCAACAACGCCTGGGCGACGGTCCTTGCGACCACCGGCGGCACCATCACCGGCAGTCTGACGGTCAATCAAGTCCTCACCGTGCAGGGCGCCAACAGCCTGGTGCTCAACGCGGCGATGGGCAATCAGCGCGCCATCCTCGCTCAAACGTCGGGGATCTCGCGCTGGCAGTTGCAACTTGCAGACCTCACCAATGAAGGGCTGAATAATGTCGGGTCGAACTTCGCCCTCTCGGCCTTCAGCAACACCGGCGCGTTTCTCGGCAACTGGCTGACCATCGCGCGGGCGGACGGCACGACCGTGCTCAACGGCCCTGTGACCATGAATTACGGGCTTGGGGTCAACGGCCTGCTCGCGGTCAACAGCGTCGGCAATTTCTATCTCCCCGGCGGTTCGTCTGGGCAGGTGTTGTCGACCAACGGCTCAGGCGTGTTGTCGTGGATCACGCCGCCGGGCGCGAGCGGCGGCATCCCTGACGCGCCCAACGACGGCACCACCTACGCGCGCAAGAGCGCCGCGTGGGCGCATCTGACGCATACCGACATCACAGATTGGTCGGCGACGCTCTCGCCCTACGCGCTGACGGCGAGCGTCCCGGTCGCCTCGACCACGACCCCGCTCATGGATGGGACGGCGGCGGTCGGAACCGGGACGACCTGGGCGAGGGCCGATCACGTCCATCCGACCGACACGTCGCGCTACGCCGCGAGCAATCCCTCCGGCTTTCAGACGGCGGCGCAGGTGACGGCGGCTCTGCCGCCCGCTTCGACGACAGTTCCTTTGGTCGACGGGATCGCGGCGATTGGCGTCGGGACGACTTACGCTCGCGCTGATCACGTTCACCCGCTCCCGCCGCAGGCGATGGGCGACAATCGCATCATCAACGGCGACATGCGGATTGATCAGCGCAACAACGGGGCCGCCACCACGCCGACCAATACCATTTATCCGATTGATCGTTGGCAGATGATTGCGACGCAGACTGCCAAATTCAATGTCGGTCGCAATCTTGGGCCGCCAGGTTCGTTCGCACCCGGTTTTCCCTATTGTTTGGGCTTCTCGTCCACATCGGCTTACCCCCCTCTTGCCGGGGACACTTTCGGCATTAACCAGCCCATCGAAGCCGACATGGTGAGCGATTTCGCTTGGGGAACAGCGAACGCGCAACCGGTTACATTGTCATTTTGGGTGTTGACATCATCCCTCACGGGCACGTTCAGCGGCGCGATCCGCAATGCGAACACGCCGACCCGATCCTACCCCTTCACCTATTCGATCCCGACTGCGAACACTTGGACGAAGATCGCCGTCACCATCCCTGGCGACACTGCCGGAACGTGGGCGATGAGCGGCAACGGCACAGGCGTGCAAGTTGCCTTTGATTTAGGTGGAAGCACGACTTTTCGCGCTCCAGCCAATGCATGGGCGGCGGGCAATTTCGTTGGCGCGACTGGCGCGGTCAGCGTCGTCGCCACCAATGGCGCGGCCTTCTACGTAACCGGCGTCAAGTTGGAGATCGGCAACGTCGCAACGCCCTACAATCGGCAGTCGTTGGCGAAGAGCATGGCGGATTGCCAGCGGTATTATCAATCGATTAGCGTCATTGGTGCGGCTGGTTATAATACAGCTGGCGGAAACATTTACGGCAATCCGACTTTCCCTGTAATGCGGGCAAACCCAACAATTGTGCTTTCTAATATTTCATATACTAATGCCTCTGCGCTAAATGTAACAAGCATCACTGTAAGCACCTTTACCGCATACGCAACAGCAACTGCCGCCGGTAACGCAGTTGCAAGCGCAACTATGGCCTTGAGCGCGGAGCTTTGATCATGACCTACACGCAAGTCTGGGATCACATGCGGGGTCAAGTCAGCGATCAGATGATTGTCCTCGACGAGGATAGCGCGTTCATCCCGTTCGATCCCGACAATATCGACTATCAGGACTATCTCGCTTGGCTCGACGAGGGCAACACGCCCAACCCGCCGCCCGCAATTCCGACGCCGCCGATGGAAGAGCCGCCGCCGCCCGACATCAACGAAGTCAACGCCCAGGTGCAGGACATCGACGCGCGGCTGACGGACCTAGAAGCGAGTTTGGGGAGGTAGGCGCGTGGCTGAAACCCTCACCGCCAATTACGGGTGGACGAAGCCTGATCCTGGGGCCAGCGCCAACACCTGGGGCGCGACCCTCAACGCCACCACCGACAAGATCGACAATCAGGTGTTCCAGAACCAGCAGGGACTAGCGCCGATTGGTTCGGGCGCGCTCTGGTTCACCGCGACGCCGCCCGCAAATTACGTCTTTGCCGATGGCGCGTCCCGCTCAACCGCCGCGCCCTTCGACAAGTTGTTCGCGATTTTTGGCACGACGTTCAATCACGCTGGAGACGCTGCGGGCACTTTCAGGACGCCCAATCCGGAGCAGTTCTTTCTGTTCGGCGCGGGACCCAGCAACCCGGTGGGATCGACCGGCGGCGCGTCCGCCGTGACGCTCGCCACCGCGAACCTGCCGCCGCACGCGCACCCGATTGTCGATGTCGCCCACTCGCACAGCGCCTCGCAGCCCGCGCACAGTCATGTCGTCGTGACCGGAAGCCACGCGCATGCCGTCACGACTGGGGCTCACGCCCACAGCGGCGTCGCCACGGGTCTGACAGGGCCGGGAACGGGCTCGATTGCTGGCGGGGTCGGCGGCGGCAATCTCCAAATGGGCAACACCAGCACGGCTGGCAACCTCGGCGGCAACACCGACACGGCTGGCAACCTTGGCGGCTACACCGACACGCAACAGCCAGCGGTGACGGTCAACGCCAGCGGCACCGGCCTCTCGACCACCCAGAACGCGGGTTCAGGCGCACCGTTCAATGTCGTGCCGCCCTTCTTCGCCGTCAACATCATCATCAGGTATCAATGAGTATGGCTCTAAACCCTGAGACGCCAATTGCCCCAACCATTCGTTGGTTCGCGGCGGTTTTTTGCCTGCTCACTCCTGGTAGCCCAGCGGCAATTCCGCTTGGCGTAAGGGCCATTATTGTCGATGCGGTCGAGTTGATGTTTCAGGGATGGCTTTCGTCCCATATCGGTGAGAAAGTTGGGATAATCGTCCCAGCGCGGGTCGGGGACGATGCCGCGACCGCCGTAGTTCTTCCAATCCTTGTTCTTGGGGTTGAGGCAGCGATCTCGCATGCCGGACCAAGCTTTCCATTCAGGAGCACGTCGAGCCCAGTCGCCGTGGCGAGTGTTTTTGCGGCCAATGGTGGCGTCTTTAGCGCAGCCGCAAGACGCCACGGCTCCGCCTTTCAAATTGGGGGCCGAAACGGTGTGTTTATTGCCGCAGTCGCAAAGGCAAACCCAGTGAGCGTTGCCGCCTTTTGTGTGAGCCAACGAGACAACGGTCAGGAGGTTGAAGCGTCGGCCAGTGAGATCGAGGACTTGGTTTTCACCCTTGGGCATACCTCTGTTATGGCCACTGGAAATCCCAATGTCTACTCAATTTAGAGCCGTCCAGATCCCGCCCGGCGTCGTCGCGATGCCGACGAAGAAGATGCAGTCCAGCAATTGGGCCGAGGTCAACTTCATGCGCTGGCGCGAGCAGCAGCTCACGCCGATGGGCGGGCAGGCGCAGTACACCAACGTGGTCGGCGGCGTGGAGAAGTATAAGTTCGCCTCGCGCTGCAAGATGATCCATTCATGGTTTGGCCTCGATGGTCAGAACCACATCGCTTATCTCTGCGAGGCGCACCTCTACGTCGACACGGGCGGGACGCTGACCGACATCAGCCCGACGCCCGCGATCACCCCGCCGAGCGGGCTGGTCGGCGGCTTCGGCGATGGGCTCTACAACAACAGCACTTTTGGCACGCCGCGCTCGATCCCCGGCAGCGTCGCCATCACCAAGGTCCCCGACGCCTACTCCTTGGATAATTTCGGCTCGATCCTCTACGCCATGACGAGCGCCGACAGTCGGCTCTTGATGTGGGACCCAGCGGTTGGCGGCCCGGCGGTGGTGCAGCCAGCGGTGAGCGGGCGCGGCCCCGTCCCGCACGGGCGCTGCTTCGTGGTGACGCAAGAGCGTTTCATCATGATCTTCGGCTCGACCCAGGATGGCACGACCGGCGGCGGGTCGTCGCGCCGGTTCGCGTGGTGCGACCAGGAGAACCCCGGCGCGTGGGACTACGCCTCGGTCACCTCGCAGGCTGGCTTCCTCGACATCGAGCCCGCGAGCCCGATCATCGCCGCTATCGAGACGCGCGTCGGCGTGATCTTCTGGACCGGCAAGAAGGTCTACGCCTCAAGGTTCTTGGGGTTGCCATACATCTACAACGCGGTCGAGCTGGCCGACGGCGCGACGCCCTGGTCGCCGCAGTCGATGGCGACCACCTCGGCGCTCACTTTGTGGATGAGCGAGCAGGGCGTGTTCTCCTACGACGGCACCTCGATCCTGCCGGTGGTGTGCCCGGTGCGGCCCTGGATCGACGACGACCTCGACCCCATTGCGGTGCGTGAATTGTCGTTCGCCGCGCACCTGGGCGAGTTCTCGGAATGGTGGTGGTTCTTCCCCACCTTGAACAGCCCCTTCAACACGCGGGCGATGGTCTACAACTACAAGGAAGGCTGGTGGACGCAGTGCCAGCTCTCGCGCTCGGCGGGCATCACCAGCTCCTACACCGCGCACCCGATCTTCGCCGACGACTATGTGGCGTTCCAGCATGAGGTGGGGGCGGCTTACGCCAACGCCTCGATGCCGGTCGTGCTGCCGTTCGCCGAGAGTTACGACCTCAACCTCTTGTCAGGCGCGCGGTTGATCACGGTCAAGCAGATGATCCCCGATGTCGAAGCGGTGGGCGCGAGCGATCCCGTCTCAATCGCCAACGCCATCGGCAGTCTGCGCTACAGCCTGTTTTATCGGATGAGCCGCAGCCTGGGCGATCCTGAGCTTCAGTCGACGCCTCGCCCGGTGAGGAGTGACGGGTTTGTCGACTTCCGCCAGACCGGCCGCGACATCCGCCTGCGCATCGATGTGGCGACGCCGATCATCCAACCCTTCACGCTCGGCCAGCACCTGATCGACGCCGTGCC